ATATATATGAATATACCACACTTCCATCTACCACGTGGAACAAAGTGTGTTAATTATGAGGGATAGTGTAGCCAGACACGGCCACATTCCCTGTAGCAGTTCCTGTCGTTGGCGCAGCCCAACGAAAACTGTACTGTGGTGGGCGATAGATACCCATCAAGTAATCATCACCGGCAGCATATGTCAGTGTACAACCAGGAGTTCTGTTCGTTCTAGTCGACATCACCCACACGTTTTCTGACTGCTGCATATCATAGCGGTTGTTGAAGAACTGCATGCGTTGATACGGAATGGAGAACTCTGCAAAGCACCACTCACCCTCACCACCGGGGAGGGGATGAAACATCTCCATAGGCGCAGAACACACAGGTAGGAGCTCAGGTCGCTCCACAGTATAACCTTCGGCGGTTCCAAATATAATTGTAGGAGTTACGTCAGTCAATGTATTCATGGTGGAACCACCCCAGCCTTCAGGCGTGAAACCATAATACAAACCATTCTCAATCACGAGCCTCATCCGAACACGACCTCCATAAGCGGCGTAACACTCTTGCAAAGGGAAATGTACAAAATCCACAGGACGAATAATGGCACTCTGTGCGGATGAAAATCCAGGGATGCTAGCTTTGTTATTCACAGTAATCGTCTTCGTACTCCTCCGCATTCGTCTAGCTAGCTCCATAACATCAGTTACAACATGGCCAAAATGAGCTGCATCGCTGTGGTTGTAAACCTTGTGTGTTGCCTGTGAATTGTCAGCTGTTGTACGACTCATAGGCACAACCTCAGGTGACACTGTAACAATCTTACTATCCACATCTTTTCCTTGGGCTTTCAACTCTGAAGTTGTCGTAGGAGCTGGACGCACATACCACTCAGTCACGTTTGCAGCACTAGACACTTGCGGCACTGGCATAGGGACTGCAACGCGCACGTTCAGAAATCGAGCAGTTACCAAAACTCTAACATCAGTTGACCCAACAGCCGAAGAACTACTCAAACGATTCTGTACATTTATTGCAAACGTACCAAAACGAGGCAACTCAGTTGTGGTCGAGGTGCACGTCGCTAAATACTCACGATCGAAATTCCAGGGCACAAGAATCTTAACTACGGACTGTCTTTGAGAAAAATCTAGCACTTGATTATACAAATCATTATTATTTGTAATGGCAGCTGACTCAGTAATTTTATCACCACGAGTTGACCCTGGGTAAGGATACTGCCAACCTACATCAGCATAATTCACAAAGGCACGCAATCGCCCAGATTGATACTGGCTCTTTATCACTCGAATAGTAAATTCTACATCCGCATGCCAATACATAAAGTGCAATAAGACTGCGCTCGGAACACTCACTGGTTGGCCAGTTGCCTTGTCTCTACGCGACAAACAAACATTCAATGGAATCAAAGCTATATTCTTACCAGGAGCATCAGATGGGACCCAAGTATACAATCCAACTATCTGTTCACGACCTGCTAGCCAATCCACCTTTGTCTCAACCGGATCAAAAATACTACGCATCTCGGTACTCATCACAGCTGGATCAAGTTGCAAACTTTGTTCGAAATGACGACCTAAAGTATTGCTCATGGAAGGGAACTGATAAGACACTGGCTCTGATCCTCCGTCTACAGGAGCTCGATCAAATGGAATAAACTCAGATAAGAACGAAAGCAATGATGAATACTTACTAGCTTGAGCTTCAGCCTCTTCTTCACCCACAACACCAGCAATAGCACCTGCAGTGTCCAATAATCCAGCTGCTGCAGACAAATATCCCTGTGCTTTAAGTGGAGCCTCTTCCTCTATCACCTTCCGAATCTCTGACGCTGTCTTAGCCTTCGATGGTGGGAACGAATATTGTAACCGGGGCACATAGAAATTTGAATCAGTGAACTTCACAAAAACGGAGACTGTCACTGATGATCCAGTAGGACCCAACAAGGGACTTATTACCTTAACGTGGACGTACCCAAGTCCCATTCCAATAGAAGAAGCAATGTTCTCAGTATGCATAACCGGATAATACCACCTGTATGGTACGTGTAGCGTCGCAGAACCACCTTCATTTGCACTCAATAGTATGTGTTGTACAGTCAAGCAATCCTTATAAGGCGCTGCATTCACCTCTAATGGCATGAAGTAGACAGCCAATAACCCTGTCATAAAGGGAGTCGTGTTTAACTCAAATGTAAGATCGATACCACCATGCCAATACGTAAATGTTCGAAAAGGTAACGTAGTGAGAGAGTTGCCCAAAGTTATGAGAGCCTCACCGGGTAGGTCCATCGACCATATATCAGAGTCATAAGTTTGCGTCATCGTCCAACTAAACTCTGTCAAATATGAATCAGCACGTGCACCCATTGTAAGGGTTCCAGGACCTGCGTTCAGCGTACGTGGTATGAGGTTCACTGAGAAACTGCGAGGTATTTCCTCAATCTGGAGATCATTCACAACCTGCTGTTTCGTCATAACTTCACCTCCTTTATTCACACTTAAATGTGGTTCTTCCTTGACACGAGGGCCATTGTTCACATTATCAACCTCAGGCTCTTTGGCCTTAACAGGAGGCTTAAGAAGCGGAGCTTTTGCTGCGGCTTGCTCATTCGAGTAGTGCAGTTTCCGTTGTTCACGCGGACGAGTGACCTTCCCTGAACTAGACAACTGGTCAATACTCTCCATAGTGGCATCACTACTCTCAAACTCAGGCACAGGAATCTTCTCATCGGCTCCATCACCAATAAAACGATCTATCAAATCAGACTCAAAGGCGGCAGACTGAGCTACAAGGTTAGAATACACTGCATTTGTCTGAGCTTGCCTATCTCGACGACCGGCATAATTACGCTCTATCACATAGTATCTCTCCAAGATATTACAAAACCAATCAAATTTCTGTTTATCATGAAGACTCAACAAGTCTAGGAATTGGTTGATAGTGTTCTCAACTGATAGAGAGCTCTTGATGTAATCCAGATGTGAGAAGATTGTAGATGTACGGAGTGCGCCGACATACAACCCGCGATACTTCACAAAGCTTGAGCCAAGATAAGAACATTCTTCAAACGACTTGTATGGCACTACGGGGATAGTCTTGTCCTCATTCGTGTACTTCTGTCCTATCAACTTCATCTTCTCATACACTGAGATGGAATTGAACTCAGGAACATTATCGTCTACTGCCACAATATGATCGTCCCCCAAGAAAACACCCCTACAATGTTTAAAGAAATTTAGAGAGGGGTAAAGTTGCTTGAACACCCACATGAAATACAGTTGGTTCTGAATACAATTCTCGTGAGTAGTAAAGAAGCAGCCTGAGAAATGGGCGTGTTTATACCGAATCATAACATCTTCAATTTGAATCAAAGGACACAGTTCATGCTTCACAAATAAATCCCAAGCAGGCTTTGAAAATCCAGGAATCTTAGAGGCGAAGTGTTCAATCACGCCATATGAGTAACGCTGTATCACTGGATGGTAATTCTTATCAAACGACGAGTAATCTCCAGCAATCATCTTAGTATAACCTCGTTCCGTAAGGTACTCATACAAACCTTGTGCATCATAAGAATTAATGTTCATCCCGATACTAAACAAAGACTCATTCGCCAAGTGGTTCCATTGTCCATACAAACAGCCAAACATCATTCGGAACACCACAGCAAATGCAACATTGTTTGCGAAAATCAACCGAGTTTTATTCTGCTGTACCTTCTCAACCTTACGATATTCATCTTTGAGGAAGGCCATCCAACGGAAATCATAACTGTTGATATACTCTTCATCTCCCTCCTTAAAGGCACGATACAGAGCGAGTACCTCCTGCTTAAATGCCTCATCTGCAAAGTATGTACCATCACGTGTCCACACCAGCTCACGACGTCCACGAGCACGATACTGATAAATATGGGGGATTCCGGCAGAGCTATCTACGTTTAGAGCATTGATAAACCCAGGGACACCAGCAACAGCCTCGTCAAAAGTCAACTCCCGATATGGGAACGCGACATTGTACCGCTCCATCTCTGCTATCAAGTCGCCTTGCAAGGCAGGTAGCACTGATTCATCTATGGCGGGAGGATCTACGTCGGCCAACTCCTCTAGAGCGCGAACAGCAGGATCAACACCGTTATCAATCGCTGGATCCTTCCTCAAGTTGGAAGGAATCTGCTCATGCGGCAAATCTGGATCATCCACCAACAAGCTAGCCTTCAGCTTAGAAGACCGCGGGCAGTGTAAGACTTCTCGTGCAGGTACCATCTCAACATATTCAACATTAGGTTTACGGCCAATACCCATCGAGACGATATCATCATACAATCCCTGACTCACTAACCGGACACCATCTTTGGCACCTTTAATCTTAACTTCGACGCCTAACAAGTTACAAGTGGATTCAAACCACTCTCGAGTAAGTAGCGTGGCTAACCCATATGGTCTAGTTGCGACTCCTGTTCCTGCCACGTGTAATCCCAGCAGACGGCCTGTATAAAAGCCACTATTCACAAAGACACCGGTACCGCAATCTCCACCTTCAGTCACTCCGTCATATGTCACACCGACTGCCAGTGATATAGCTGTGTCTGAATCACCTACGTTGTAAGAGCGGTTACACACCAATCGTCCAGGGGAACTATATACGTCAATTCCATTTGTTCGACAAACCGTCATTCGACTCAACGAAGAAAACTCACCCTTTGTCAACAAAAGTGCTGTTCGATTACGGACGGGAGCAACTTGCTTAGGCAAAACGAAAGCTATCAAATCATAGGCCTCATCAAACACACATTCATTCTCGTCAAGGTCAAATGGGATGTTGTTAAACACAATGTGTAGCGATTTCTTGCTAGAAGGGAACAAGTGCCCAAATGTAACCACTACATTACCGTGCAAACGTAAGCCATACGCACCTACACCGTCTGCTTCAAACTGACACACAACCTCACGAGCGAGTCCTTGACTTAGGAAGGGATCTGCACAGCGCAAATACCCTCCATACTCAGGTGATCTTGAACGACCACGATGAGGGCTACTACTCGGGCTACGTGAGCGCGATTCATCTTGACGGTATTGATCTGAGGAGTCACTACTGTCGTAATTTCCTCCTTGTCCAATCATTTCTTGAGCTGGCGCATCAGGAGCAAACAACTTCCACACTGCAACTCCTATGCCAATCAAACTTCCAATAATAACACTTGAGGCGACAAACATGTGAGCAACATCATTAGTACTATCATCATACTTCACCTCATAGCCGTATATCTCACGACCACAAGTCACTGTTCTCACGCCAACTGAGTCTACCATTGATCCAGCCAGCACACCTACATACGGCATCCAGCATGGTTGCTTGATTGACAATGCAGTCTCTAGCAAATAGGGAATACCTCTAGCCAAGAACAGAGACGAATGTCCGTAGCACACTCTCATAAGCTCCAGATAATTCAAAAAGAACGAATTCGACACATATGAAACACTCTTCTGGCTGGCACGACAAATACGACAATGTCCTGAACTCTCAGGTACTGCTCGGTACACAGCCATACACCGCGTGCAGACAGTCACACACTCCTCATCAACTCGTGGATGCACTGTATAAGACGGGTAAAGATATAACGGGGGAATCTGCCAATCTTCTGTCACCATGTGTTGAAACATAGGTGTTCGGGCTGACATCGACATCTTCAACGTCGAATGCTCTGGATGGACCGTCACCCATTTCGTACCATCACTGATAGCATACCTATTGATCTTACTATTGTATCGCAACCTCAAGTTTGGATCAACAAAGTAGAGATACACCATGTAACGTAATACTGGAGACTTCAACTCGCACTTGTCAATACAACAATACTTCCAATCATCATCATCAATACTCACGTTTGGAATAGCAAGATGTTCGGCGATCGGATTATGGTTAGCAAACACATTGTAAGCATGCAACTTCACGTTCAAGTCACGTGATCTCTTGAACCAGTTTCCAAATGACACATTGGGTGAAAGACCAAGCTTTGGATTGTCCCATCCCAATTTCACAAGCGCACCAGGCACCTTCCATGAAGCTTCATTTCCAGTAAACTGGAAATCCGGGAACATCTCAGGATTTGATGAGGGGACAGCATAATCCGGTTTAATTCCATCGCACCACAGGGTGGTTTTGAACGGTAATGACCAACAATGCATTGTGTCAACGGCTCCGACATCAACTAATTCTGGGGTCACACACACATATGGATCATCATCAGTACATGAGTCAAATCCACCTGATTCTAATCCATCAACAAGACCCTCATCGAAGTTGTTAACTTTCTCTGATGCTTTAGCTGAGACTACCTCGTGTTTGCCTTTCTTTCCTTGGGCTTCAAGGGGGTTTACTAATTCAGACATTGCCAATGCAAACTCTCGGTCGAAGTCATAGGCTTCAACCATCTGTCCTGCTCTACGCATGAGACTACCCATATCATAAACACGTTCCATTGAATTAGCAACCAAGTCTCTAAAAGTTAACCCTGTATTATGCCCGTACTGATACTGCAAAACCAAAGTGCTATTATACCAACGAAGATCATACAATATACACATAACTGATCGAAGGTATTGTTCATCAGTAGGCTGAAAACTCTCAATCAACATGGAACCATATTCAAACTTAGACTTATCTTTACTCACACGAGCCTCCCACAGGGAACAATAAGAGCCTTTAAAAGGCTTCTTCGTAAACTTTAGTGCGCACAACTTACCATCATACTCAAAGCAATGATCAATACTATAATCATAGAGAATCTCGCCTACACCATTTGCTTCAACGTTCATGGCCTCAACTGGCCCACCAATACCATCACTTCTCGGGACCATAGGTAATACTGCTCTAAACACTCGACGCGTGATAGCTTCAGTTTCTATCTCAGCAGGTATGTCGATCGAATTCGACCCTAATGCAACACATGTGGGGCAGATCGAAGTGCCTTTTGGACTGGTCAGGGAAGCAGGGTCAACAGTTGCCAAATTAGGACAATAAGTTGAACCACTCACCACAGACAATATACTGGAGAAAAAGCGTATCTGTATCATAGGATCAGCTATAGCACCTACTTCGTCAAACACCATGACATCGTCATTTCCTTGTCGATAACTGTTCCAAAAACCGTCGTCAGAGAATGAATGGTTATACACTGTAGGTCGGTGAGGGTCAGAATCATTCAAAGTGGGTACACACAATGTGTTCCAAATCGAGTTCATGGTTTTAGTCTTTCCACATCCTGGGGGTCCAAAGAACCAATAACAAACCGGTTGTGCACGAGACATATTTCCGCTGCGTACCGCACGAACCATACCGTTAATACTATTCAGAGGACCAACCATACCCAAACAAGACCGATTCTGTCCTGTACTCTTCTTGCACTTTGCACAAATTGAGGTATTCCATTCCTTGAGTAATCCTGCCACAAAATCTGCATATTTCTTGCTTGAGCCACTACCTGGAGTACGACTCAAATTAATGGCTACTAAAGCCCGCTGCTGCCACGAAAGCACCTCAGCTTCATCATCCGGTAACACACTAAGAACCCAAGCAGGGCACACTTGACGCAGTGCATTCATCAACCACGTCCATGCAGACTTCCCTACACGGATAATCTCTTGGCCGCTGCGCAATGTCTGTCCTAGTAACCTAATTCGAGCTGGCGTCACAGGAATCAACAACTTAATTGTGTCAAGCACTATATCTGTTGAGAACAAAGGCTCAGTGTTATCAACAAAATTACCAGCCTGAGCTACTGGACAAACGAACCTGTGGAACATCATAATCGCGGAATAGGACAGCATGCCAGCAGCACTAAGTAGTGCTAGAGCAAACACAAACACATACATTACTGCCAACCCCACCTTCTTTAACAAAGTATCCTTCAAGTAGTCAACCAGCCATGGTGGAAGCGTTTTCAACAATACACTCAAGGCCATGTTTGACACCTTCTCGAACAACGTCTTCAAAGCCGCAACCAATGAATCAAAGAAAGCGCCAAAGAACTCTGAAAAAGCTCCACACACAAACTTGATCTTTTCTAACAACCAATTCCATGCATCTGACACTGTATTGATTGCCAAATTCGTTAACATACCTTGTGCATACATAGGCTTGAACATGCAAAATGAGTTGCGAACTGGCGGGTTGAGCGTGGCCCTGCGTGTGTTACAGCGAAATCTGCGAAATCCTATGTATGCAGTGTTCAAGCCTATGTATGCACAAGGTATGTTAACGAATTTGGCAATCAATACAGTGTCAGATGCATGGAATTGGTTGTTAGAAAAGATCAAGTTTGTGTGTGGAGCTTTTTCAGAGTTCTTTGGCGCTTTCTTTGATTCATTGGTTGCGGCTTTGAAGACGTTGTTCGAGAAGGTGTCAAACATGGCCTTGAGTGTATTGTTGAAAACGCTTCCACCATGGCTGGTTGACTACTTGAAGGATACTTTGTTAAAGAAGGTGGG